TATTAACTTCTTTTGTTTCTATTTTCAATATCCTACCGCCTAAAGGCTTCGGGGGTGCGCCTCTTTCAACGTGCCAACCTATGTACCCGTCGTTATATTCTTCTTTATAAGTTCCCGTTAGCATAAGGTGAATAGGTTTCTGTTTAACTGAGTAACCTTGCTTCGAATGAAAATGCAGTTCTTCCCGTTGGTCGTTTCGTCCACTATTTTCGTGTATATGCCCCATCGAAAATACGTCCATATCTTCGTACATTTCTAAAGCCCTTGTAAGGTTTAACGCTCCTTTTGTGACTATTCCACCGCCACCACTTCCGTGAAAATACTTAACTTTCGTACTAATTATTGAATTACTATGGAAGTTTTGTTTAACAATTATCCAACCACCGTACCCGCCCGTATGTATTTCGGTTTGGCACTTGTAGTTAAGTAGGTCTACGAATCTTCTTAATAGGTCTGTTTCTTGAAATTTAATTACTCCGGTCTCGTGGTTTCCGTAACCGATTACTTTAATGATTTCAGCGTAAGGTTCGAACCATTCTACGGCAGTTTCTACAATCGAATCTAAATACCTCGCGTTGTTATGTTCGGGTCGTATGTCGGATTTATTGCGTCGGTTGTCGCCTCGCCCTTGCATCAAACAAAAGAAGTCCCCGTTAATTATTACGGGAATGTCATTCTCTTTGCAGAAATCTAAATGCTTTTTTAATAGGTCGCGGTCGCAATGTGGGTTGTCCCAATGTATGTCTGATAACATAGCTACGTGAACTAATTTGCCTTCTAACTTTAGTTCGTGGACATTTCGCCCGTGTTTAATTACTTTCATTTATAATTGGTTACGATAACGTAAAAGTAAACTAATCCTATTAAATAACGAAGAATTTAAAAATAACCTTAAAAAGAACCCCAACACAAAAGCTATCAATACCAACCACCACGAAGTACGGTATTTAACAACTTGTTGCGTTTTTACCTTTGCTTTAGATTCGTGTTTAACTATCTTTACTTGGGTGTCCCCTTTAATTTTTAAGGTCTTAATTCGTTCTCGGTATTCGATTTTAGTTTGCCATTTGGTTTTAGGAATATATACATTCTTCAATTGTATTACCGTATCGCGATACGCAATAAACTTTTCCCATACGATAGTGTCGTTAATTATAATGGGGAAAGAATCTATTGTACTTATTCGTATTGTATCGCGGTCATTAACCACCTTTAGCCCGTGTTTAAGAGCCTTTCTGTAATGGTATTGTGCTTGGCGTTCACTTGAACACGAAAACGCCGTTAAAACGATTAAAAACGCTATTAAAAATAGTCTCATATTTCGAGCAAAGTGTAACTAAACTTATTCCCGTGAATCTTCGCAGCTTTCTTGCATATAAACATAAAGGTTTCGAAGTCTTTTACTCTTTTAAAAACTTGGCAACCTTCAGACCAATTTTCTACCCAAGTAGAATCCGTACCCGCCTTGTGTATATTGATTCCAAAAATTCCCGTGTCGGTTTTGATTTCGTCAAACTTTAAGTCTCGGTTGGCATCGCGCCACACCGTAACGTTACCTAATCTTTGACATAATGCGTCGTATTTTCCACGGTGTTTATCAATAGCCCAAGCCCCGCGATATTGACCCGCTACTAACCGCGCAACTCCTTTTGGGTTTCCGAATTTTTCAACGCCTTTTTTACCTGCGTCGGTAGTGGCATTCCAACAAAAGAACTGCCAATTCCCCAAAGAATCTTTGTAAGATATGGTTATGAAATCGTCAAACACGTTAGTTACTTTGTCGGCTATCGAAGGCGCGTTATTTCTAACCCCTACTATATTAACGTCGTAACCTTTATTTGAATTATCTTCAAACCATTTATAGCCCTTACAAAAACTCCTTAAATGATTTAAGTACGTTCTTTCCCGTGACGTCTTCGTAAGATTCGTTTATACTTTTTATCTCGATAAACGTACAAAAGAAGGTAAACGCTTTAGTTAAGACAAGGTGAACGCTTACGAAAAGACCTAACAAATCAGCTAATAAATACTTTTCCAAGAAGTAAACGGACACAATAGCCCCCGCATAAAGAAAAGATTTAGAAGCGGTATTACTTAAACGTCTTGACCTAAAAGACTTCCAACCATATAAACTTACGCTTCGCCAAACTCCGAAAAACATATCTAATATTATAAACCCAACGGCAATTAAAACCATCGGTTTGACGGGTGCTAATATTGATAGTATCGAAAGTAAGAAAAGGGAAAGTTTAGTTTTCATTTGGGTAGTTCCAATGGGCTAATAATTGGTATGTAATGTATGCGCAAAAGGTAGCGCTAAATAGTTTTTGGTAAATTGGTATGTCATCGAATACGGCAAACAGAAAACCCGCGTAACCGCATATATAATAGATAAGTCCTAATCCTTGAAGGTGGTCTAATTTTTTCACCCGACTAAATTTGTATTGGGTGACCAACTATCGGCACAAATAGAACCCCAACCTATTATATTTTTTGCAGCTTGTCCCCAACCTATCATATTAACTGCGCCTTGTCCCCAATAATTCATTTCTTATTCAGTTTAATTAATAACTTCGTTAGCTTAATAATGTTTTGTTTTTTAGGCGTGTAAATCTTTTTCATAAAAACCAACCGGTGTAAGTTGTGGAATCAGACGAAGGGTAAACGTCTCCGTTACTATTAGTGTTGTATTCGGGAAATAACGCACTATTAAAAGACATATAATCTATGAATCTTTCCGTATAATAAACCGCTAACTGCCGTTGCTTTTCTATTAAAAAGTCTACTTCGTTTTTATCTATATTAGTGGCGTTTTCGGAACTATGTTTAAAGATTCCCTTGTTTGCTATTGTATAGGCTTGGAAGGGTAGAAATTCAACCATTGCCCAATGTATTAACATAGGCTTTAAATAGGTTTCGACAAGGGTTAAATAAGGGTTTATTAACGTATTGTTTATTATGTCGGTTTTAATCTTCTCTAATAAGTCCGTACCCGTGTAATTTTGTATATGTATGTCCTGCGCTACCTTAATCCATTGTATAAAGGTATCCGTATCCATATTCCCGTTGACTGCGGTAAATCGTACTAAATCGTCGCGGGTTATTAATAATGCTTCAGCCATTATTTAAATCTTTTATTGGTTGGTAAAAAGCCGTTATACGGCATATCCACGGGGCGTTGCGCTACCTTCTTGTCATTCTTAATAACGTAGCCTAATTTTTCCGCTTTAGTCCCTGCAATTACTTTAGCGTTAGGGGAATTAACGTCTATTCCCGTGCCTTCAAAACTTGCGTAAACTTGTTTATTCCATCTGTGGTGGCAGTTACCGCCCCCTTTGTAAAACCAAATCGAATAAGTGTTAGCGCCTCGCGCCCCCCAACCTTCGTTAACTACTTGCTTTGACATTCTTTCTATGTCTTCTTTTCGGTAAATCTTATTTGCGGCTATCATTTTTTTACAGAACTCCCGACTCTTTGCCGTTGTAACTCCTGCATAAACGTAACGTGTAATAAATTTAATACCGTCTATAACATCGTCTTGTTTACTCTTTGAGTTAGGAAACGCTACGCCCGTGGAAACTATCTTTTTCGCTTTCTCAAATAGTGTTTTTTTGCGCTCTTTAAATAGTTCGTTTTCCGCTTCGTCGGTGTCGTAATCTAATTCGTATTCGTCTACTAATAACCATTCGGGGTTAGGGTCTTCGCCTAAGTCGATTAGGGCGTTAGCTACTTCGTTGTCTAAATTGGATTGGGCTTTTAGTTCTGTTGTATCTGCCCCCGTTTCTTCGGCTACTTGTTCTTCTGTTTGTGCGTTTTCAAGGTCTGTAAATTCAAGTGGTTTGAGCGTCTTGAAGAATAGTTTTAAACTAATTCCGTTATATGCTAAAATGCGGTCGAAGGCTTCTAATATTTCTTCTTGAAATGGTCGAATAACCATATTATTAAAAAGAATAAAAGAGTTCTGCAATTCGTCTGCATTCGAACTAAACCCGTTAGAACTTGCAATACCAAAAAGCAAAGGCGAAGTAACGTTGTGTCCTAACATTATTTTTCTTAAACATTCTTCTGAAAGGTAAGTATAATGGTCGGGCGCGTCGTTTAATGGTACGTCGTCTATTGTCGTCTTGGATTCCGAATTTTGATTAAAAGCTACTATTACTTTTTCTCCCTTCGAACCCGTTAACTTACCCATAACCTTTTGGGCTATTAAGTCTTGTTGTTCTTCGCTCGGGACTCCGTTGTTAAAGTTGATTACTTTCGTTCCGCTGAAGCCGTGTTGAACTTCATTAATAAGGTAGTCGGAAACTTCTTCTTCTAAAACTGCGTAAGGTATCGCGCCTTGGTAGTCGGGATAAGCATAGTATTTCATCCCTACGCCGTAAGGCTTAACATAAAGGATTTCTACTTTCTCCTTTGAGAATCCAAAGGCGGGTAGCCTTTTAGGTTCGTATTTTCGTGTGTCTTCCCAATTATCCGAGTAATAATAACCCGTAATTTCTCCTTTTTCGTTGCATTTTTCTGCGCGTAATAGGTTCACGGGTATATGATAAGCCTTTAGAATCTTATCGTGCTTGTCGTTATAATGTACTTGTATTGCAAATTGACCAAATAACTTCCTATCGAATACCATTTTTCTAACGCAATCGGTAGAAAACAAAGTCATCATTTGCGCGTATTCGTTGGGCTTTCTTGAAGCGTCCAAGGCGCTTAAACCTTTTCCGTAAATAAGTCGCGCTACGTTGTTTATAATGGCGCTATTCGTGGTCGACTTGGTGTACCTTTCTATCAAATAACCGAAATAGTTATTATCTTCGCCGAATTCTACCCAATTATCGCGCTTCGATTCTTGAATCGTTGGCTGTTGGTATTCTGCTAAATTTAAAACGTGTATATTATTCATACATTATAAAGTCGTTAATGGTTTGATTAGAAACGTAGCCCCCGTTATTTACCGAGAAAGTGTTAATAGGTTGGTTAGTACAAAAGATACGTTCCTTTAAAACTATGTTTGAACCCCCGTCTTTTAGTACCATCCAATAAAAGTGGTTTTCTTCTGTGGGTAAAACCCCGTTAAAAGAATAAACGTAGTCACCCGCCGTAAACGTACCGACTACTAATACCGTGTCGTTAGTGTTTTCGTCCGTTAGTTCAAAAGTTACGGGCGTTCCGTAGCGTGGTATAAAATCGAACGTTTGGCTAACGTTAGTCTGTTGTACTACTATCATATTATAATAACTCTTTATTCGTTTTTTTGTGCAATAAAAAAGGGGGCTATTAACCCCCAATTTACGCTATGAACAAAAGTTCTATGAATTAACTACCGTAGGGTTGTTAAGTAAAGCAACCAATGCCGCTTCGTCTGAACAATCAAGGAAGTTAGCGATTACGGGCTCTTGACCCGTAAAAGTCAATCCGTATCCGTTCATATCGCCCAACGCAGTACCATTTGAGATAGTCCCCGCAGTAACGTCCATACCTCTTACAAGACCTGCGATAAAGTATTGGTTATTGTTATTTTCAACGATAATGTTAGGTCTTCCGTAAGAAAGTAACTTAATTTCTTTGTGTGTTACTGCGTCTTGTTTTTTCAACTGAATAGACAACACTTGCTCAAAGAAAGTAGTTCCGTTTTCGCGTGAACTTGTAATAGTTTGTTCGAAAGAGTTTGTACCCTTTAATTCGAACTTGTAAATAGAAGATAAGGCGGGTAAAGAAATCCCCGTAATTAAATCTGAAAGGGCGGGTGTAGGGTCGTAAGTAATGTCCGTTTGTGGGTCATAAAGACCATAGTTCAAAATATAGATATTTCGAAGTCCACCAACCGCGTCTTTACATTGCTCTTCCCGTCCGTGGCTAATATCGCAGCTCATAATTTTTAGTTTTAAAAAGTTTAAAAAAAGGGTGGTTAGATACAGTTGTAGCCATCATAGAATCGGCAGGAAGTCCGTTTGCCATAAAAATAGGCAGTCCGTTAAAACTAAGGCTTCCGTTAGCGTACCACTGAGTTCCCAAGTTGTTAGTACCCGCGTTAGCTTCAGAACCCGTAAGTAATCCGAAACCACCAAGAGCGGCAACGTATGCTTTAGCTACGTTTTGAGAAACATAGATTTTAAGGTCGGGCTTTCCGTAAAGAGTAGACGGGATAGCATCGTAAACGGCTTGCATTTCACCGATAACGTTAGCGGCAGTAATAGCAACCGAAGGCACTAATTGAGCGGGTGGTAAGTTAGGGTCAACCAATGCAGTTGAATAAAGCCCGTCGAATTGTCCTGAAGTTGCGTTAGAACCTTGCCAAATAGAAATTTCGTTAGCGGCAGCTACTTTTTCAGCGGCATACGCGATAAGATAATCAGCAAAAGATTTAGGCAAAGTATCGAAAGAAGAATAACCCATTTCGATTGATTGCCAAGTTCTATGGAATTCAGACTTACAAAGAGTCATATTTACTTGAAGGTCTTTAACTTCCAATACTCTTTCGGTAAGGTCTACCGTACCCACGGGGGTAAAGTCGCAAGTGGCATCTTTCAAGAAATCGGTAGTCTCCAAACGTTGGATAACCGCTTTAAATTTTACGTTAGGCATAACGGTAACCCCGCCGCCTTCGATAG